TGTATAGACTTAATCAAAGATAGAGTTGGTTCTAATAACTTTCCAGCTTACCTTGAAGGTAACATCTGGAAATATTTATTTAGACATAAAGATAAAGACAGCAACATTGAATGTTTAGAAAAAGCACAATGGTATTTGAATGCTTTAATTAAACACTACGAAGAACTTTAATTAGACATAACTATTTTCTGCATGTAGTTACCGACATTCTGCATCTCTTCGGTAGCTATATGCTCTCTAGTTTTACGATAGCGTTCAGTAGCCTTTAAACTTTTATGTCCCATAAGAGTCTTAACATCCTCTATTTTCATTTGTTCACCAGCCATAGTACCAAAGTTATGTCTTAGATCATGGAACGTCACATCTGGACATCCAGCAGCTATTCTAATTTTGTTCCAAGTATGAAAAGGATATTTAACACCAAGTATTGTTTCGCTGTTTTTATCGCAAGAGTTAATGATTGCCATAGCTTGATTGTTTAGATGTATCACTCTAGGCTTACCACCATAATCTGTTTTATGATCTTTTAGCACCAGTTTATTACCATCAAGATCAGACCACTTAGCACTACCTATCTCACTAACACATCTACCACCAGTTAAGATACATAGCCTTATATACTTGATAGAATTTATGTGTCTATCATGTGCTTGCGCTTCTGCAATATTGATCTGCTTATTTATTTCCGCAAACTCTGCATCAGTTAATGGCCTATCACGTTCAAGTTCTAGGTTCTTTTTAACGTACTTTGCAGGGTTATATTTAACCAAAGATAATCTAATGCTGTTCTCAAAGACTGAACTGATTAATTGAACCACCCTATTAGCTTGATACTTAGCTCTCTTACTTATTGCAATATGTAGCTTAGTAATATCACCAGTCTCAATACTCTCTAGCTTCATCTTACCTAAAGTATTCTTAACGTCTTTATCCCACATTCGTCTAGGTTCACCATCTATCTTGCCATCCTTCATCTCTACGCACTTCTTATTATTGTTTAATAAGTCTTCTAGCTTTAACTCAAATGCTTGATTTAAGGTATAAGCATCAGCCTCTACCTTCTTTGCTTGCAATGGATCAATACCTTGCGCTACTTCTCCTAGTATCTTTTGTGCTTTGTTTCTAGCTACTCCAATCAATACATTCTTATCTGCTATCTTCATCTCCCTGGTCTTTTTATCAAACCTATAATGTAGATAATATCCGTTCTTATGTATCTTTAACGCGCTCACTTGTTTATCAGTCTGGTATCTTGCCATGCTTTGCTCCTCTATTACCCATCCGTGTTTTATCCGTGTTTTGACTGCGGAATGACGAGTATCTTTGTTACCTATTGAGTAGATTATAAATTGAATCTTGTAAAGAAAACAAGGGTTTTTAGTAATAAAAAGTATTGATGTGAAATCGTGTGATGAGTGAAAAATAATTTGCGCTACCAGGCTGCGCTACTCCCCGAACAGTTAAATAACCGCTAATTTCTGGGGTTTTTCAAGAGGTATGTCATGGACTGATATGCCTATTTGCCGCCCATTTGCCGAAATTATTGCATCCATAGCCTCTCTAAAACTCTCTATTGAATTAACAGCTTTCATAGGTTCGTCATGTACAGAATATTGTAGGTGTTTGCAATTGTTAAAAGGTAGGAAGTAAACATTCTGGTATTTAAGATTAACCAAAGCAAATATATCAATGGTATTTTTTTTGTATTGTCTTGACTTACTATGTGATCCTTTACGTAAATCAAACCGCCAACTGTTTCTAGCTTTCTCTATATGAGTAACTGTCTTGACTTGACAGCGATACATTTTGTTTTCCCATTCAAAGATAATGTCGGCATGAGAACCATGAGGCATAATCGTTACAGTATCGGTTTCCCTTGCTATCACGGAGCAAGTTAGGTATTCGCCACTCCTACCTATTCTCTCCGTTGCTCGTGTCATGTTGGGACATGTTAGTTTTCGTTAAGTAACTGATCTTCTACTAAAGGTACTAATGGCTGTACTCCTACTGCCGCAGCAGGCATACCACTAGGTAGAGATTGTGGTAAGTATTCTAAGAATCTTGTTAATAATTTCTTTTGTGCCTCTTTGTTTCCAGCATTTGCATTTTTTATTAAATCCTTATTGAAAGGCTTTGCTAAGAATTTATTTAAACCATACATCATACCTAAACCAGCAAATGCTCCTATACCACCGCTTGTACTTGCTCCAGTCATTCCAACTACTGCGCTAGGCCCTAAAGAACTTGCAGCTCTCAACATTCCTGATCTTTGTATAAATTGGTTTACTTCTGGTAATACTTCTGGGAACTCTTTTAATGCTCCTAAAAAGTTTGACAAATCATCAATGTTGGTATGTTTGTAAGTTTTAAGCAATTCTTTAGTTGCTTCATATTGCATACTTTGTGGGTTAGATAAACCAAGTTCATCAAAAAGTTTTGTAAAATCTCTTTTATCTGATTTTATATATTTGCTAAATATATCATCTAAATAATTTGCAGCTAACTCATTAACTTGTTTGTCTCCAACCAATGCTCTCAGTTCTCTTACTGCCTCTGGACTTTTGTTTTTACCGAAAGTTCTAGCATATAAATCTTCAACTCTAGCAGTAGGTGGTCTTCCTATACCTGGTCTTAATGATCCTCTTCCTAATGCTTTTTGGAACTCTTTACCTGTTTTGTTTTCTACTTGTTGCATGTAGCTTTTAAACATTTTGTCACCAGCAAGATATAAACGACCAGCTTCATCTCTTGGATCACGTAATTGTTTTTTCATTGTGTCAAGCAATGCGTTAGTAGTTCTGTAAGCGTAATTGTTAGGAGTTTGACTTTTAGCTGGATCATACTTTTTAGATAAATCTGTAAGTTTAGTGTCTAGTGCTTTTACATCATTAAAAGTTAATTTATTAGATATTGGAGTTACTCCGCCTTTTTTACTAACCTTAAAGTTAGACTTATATAATTTTAATTCATCTAAAACTTCTAAAACATCAGCAGGCGCATCAGTAAATTTACTCTTAGGATATACTCTATCTGCTGTTTTAGATAAGTTACCCAAATCAAAAAAAGCACCCTTACTTTTATTTACCGCATCAGCTTTTTTATAAACAGAAGAATAAGATTTTCTCCATGTATTAAAACTTTCTAAACCAACTTTCTTGATTAAATCTGATCTTTCTGATTCAGTTAGTGGTTTTATTTTTGCTGAAGGAGATATTCTTCTATCTAATGCTTTTTCAACTTGCGCAAAAACATTTTTTAATTGTGCTTGACCTGGCTTACCAGCCAAAGGCATACGACTAGATAGATCATAAGCACCTCTCACAAAAGGTGATGAGCTTGCTTGACCAAGTGATAACTCTATCTTTTCTTCACCGAGTAATTTTGCTTTCTCAGCCGCATCATCTGTTATACCCAAGGCCTTCTCAGTAAGGCCAACTCTTTGACTTGTTGATGGTATTGTTGCAGATAATTTATCTGCACCTTTACTAATTATATTTTTACTGCCAGTAATTCCGCTTTTAAGAGTATTAGATAAAAGTTTACCAGCACCTGGAGCTGCTGCTGTTAAAGCAGTATCAATAGTTCCTGTTATAGCCGCATCTTTTAATCTTTGACCAGCACTAGGTGATGGCATGTTTGGAGAAACTATATCTCCTATGTAATCTGATAATAGTGATCCTGAAGCAGAACCAAGTCCAGCACCAGTAGCTATACCAGGTAATCCACCTGGAATACCAGCTATTCCTCCTCCTATACCACCAATAACTTCTAATGTTGGCTCTACAAATCCAGGTAGCCTTCCAGGATATTCGTTAGGCCCAATTAAACCAAGCTCAACGCCAACATTTCTAACCTTTGTATTGTAAGTAAGCTCGTCAATTTTACCTTCTTGAAGTAATTTAAAACCATCAGCTTTTACTTTTTCAAATACTTTTTTGGCTTCTTGTTGTTGTTTTATTTCTTGGTATGTAGCCATAACTAAAAACCGCTATCTTTTTCAAAAACAAAATTATATGTACCATCAGAAGTTAATCCTTTTGTATCTAAGTTAACTTTACTTTTGTCAAGGTTTCCAATAACTGTTTCTAAATCTCTAATTAAAAATGATGTGCTTTTGTATTCGTTTTGTAGAGTGAGCAAATCTTTACCTGTAAATATTCCACTATTTATATTTGCTTGAAGTTCTCTTCTACCTTGATCTAAAACTCTTTTAATTTCTTGGTATTTCTGCATAGCATCAAATTCTGAAATATAATTTCCCATAGGAAGCAAGGCATCTATTCTTTGGTTTAAATAAACACTTGGTCTTCCAGAATATTGATTTACAAATCTCTCTCTAAGATTTTCATTTAAAATACTTTTAGAATTTACAGCAGCATTAGTTTCTTTAGCTGGAGTAAAAAGTACTGGCCCAAGAAGTTTATTGGCTGCATTATCTATTGTATCTTTTAAACCAAATGCCTGATCTATTAATTGTAAACCTTCGGACTGTTCATATTCTTTTTCAATTTCTGCATCCAAAGACTCTAAGGGTTTTGACACATCAGTTGTTTTTAACTTTTGTAAATCACTTGAGCTTACACCGCCTATAGCTATAGCTTCTGCCTCTTGTTTAGTGTAACCAGCATTTATTAATGATTTAATTTTTCTGTTTTCCTCTTCAGACTCTTCATCTATGCCAACATTAATAACATCTTCTGGTTTTGCGCCACCCACGACTATAGCAAATGCTTGACCTTCAGTATAACCAGCATCAATATAAGCATTAATTTTTCTTCTTTCTTGCAAAGCATTTATTTCAGCTTGTTCGTTTTGTTTTGCAATTTCTTGCTGTTGAGCTTTTTGTGCTTGCTGCATATTAATAGCAGTTGGAACTCCTGCTATTTTAGCTATTGTCGCAAGATTTTCGTTATCACCAAAATAATTTCGTATTTCCATATCTTGCTGTGCTTTCAACTGCCTAGCTTCTTGCTCTGCTTTTCTTTGCGCTAGTCTGTTTGAATGAAAAGCCATTCTTTGTGTATCGCCAGACTGGTTAGCACCAATCATGTAAAAAGTGTCGGCTAGGTTTTGTAACTTTAATCTTTGTTCTTCTTTCTTTCTTTGCTCATCTTCTAATTTTTTTTGTTCATTAATCGGTGAGATATTAATTCCTAATGAGCCTGTGCTGTTAGGTTTAAAATCTAAAAGACCGTATGGTTTGTTAAAATCTATTGCCATAGTTACTCCTAGAAAAACCCTTTAAGAGTATTGTAAATATCTGAACCTGAATTAAAACCAGTAGTAAAATTACCTAATCTGTCCATTGCGCTTACTTTGTTTTGAGATGTAGTTTGTGTTCCTGTGTCCATGCCATGAACAGCACTAGATAATAAACCTAGCTGTTGTGGGCCATAGTTTATACCTCTTAAGAACTCGTTGTAGTTTGCATCTAGTCCAGCTTGTCCTAGTCCTTGTTGCTGTCTTCCAATGTCAGATAGTAAGCCTAATCCTCTGTATTGATCTGCTAACTGATTACCAAATATACCAGCTCTAAAGTTTCTGTCACCCATTGCTAGGTTTGCTGCATTATTAAAATTACGCTGTCTTAAGTCACCAGCAGTTCTACCTGCTACGTCTGCAAATTTTTTGTTTGTTTCTGATTCAAGCAAAGCTGAACGAGAACCACCAAAAGCACCTCTGCTTATTGCTGCATCTTGATCGCTTTGTATTTGCATTTGCCTAGCATCATTTAGATCACTAAGTGTGTTATTAATAACTTGATCGGTATAAGGATTTTGAAATTGTTGTATGTCAAGTGGGCCTTGAGCTAAGTTGTTTAGTTGTCCTGTGGGATCAAAAGATAGTGATCTACCAAACATGTTTCTTGTTGCATCAAAACCAGCTAGTTGGTCTGGATTAAATCCAGCTACTCTAGCACCTGTGTATGGTGTAAATGGTTGACCTGCTACTCCTTTAGCTCTGTTATATAAATCGTCATAACGAGCTTGTGATGCTGGATCAATTGAGCTGGTTGATGTTTGTTTAGGCCCTTTGCTTCTTGATCCAAGAACCGCTGCTCCCAAACCTAATGCTGTTTCTATTCCCATAATTATAATTCCTTCTTGACTATGTATTCTTGTTCAAAACCAAGATGTTTAATTTTTCTTAGCCATCCTTTACGACCACCGCCATAAAGATATTTACATTCACATTGTTTTGCGAACTTCTCTATGCTTTTAAGCATTTCTTCTAGTTCTTCGTAGTTTCCACCACACAAAAATAAATTTAAAATTCTATATTTTGGAAACTCGCCAAAACTAGATATATAAAAAGCGTCTTTACCAGGCCATATATGAAATAATCC